GTTGCAGGACAATCAGATAATCCACAAGTAGTTGCATACAGCACAAGATTAATACCAGAAGATTTTACTGGGTCAAGTGCAGGAACAATTGATGTTGGAGATAGAATAAGAGCAATAAAACCTTTTCGTAATAAATTAATTATTTTTTGTAAAGATAGTATTTATCAATTATCTGGATTAGATAGTACAGTAGTTTTATCATCTGTTACAAAAAATATAGGATGTCTTGATGGCAACACAGTTCAAGAGATTGGTGGTGACTTAATATTCTTAGCACCAGATGGTTTAAGAACTATTGCAGGTACAGCTCGTATTGATGATATAGAATTAAGTTCTATTAGTAGAAAAATTCTACCAATCTTTAGAGATGATGTACTTCCAAATTTAACAAACATTACTTTCTCAAGTCTTGTTGTTAGAGAAAAAAGTCAATATAGATTATATTATTACAATTCAACAAAAGCAGACGCAACACAAAAAGGATTAATAGGAACATTTAAAATATCTACTACTGGAGCAGCAGTTTACGAATGGAGTGAAACAAAAGGTATTCCAGCTCGTAGAGTTCATTCTGGTACAGATGAAAATGATTCAGAAGTTTTATATCATGCTTCAACTGATGGTTATATATATAGCCATGATACCGGAAATAATTTTGGAGGAAATAATATTGTATCTATTTACAAAACTCCAGATATGGATTATGGAGATTCGGGTGTACGAAAAACTTTATACTATATTAAAACAAGTATAAGGTCAGAAGGAACAAATAATAACTTAAAACTTCTTTGTCGTTATGACTTTGAAGATAATAATGTTCCACAACCAGCAGAAATATCAATGGGTTCATTATCAAACCCAGCAGTATTTGGTACAGCAGTATTTGGTACTGCGGTATATGGAGCAACAGTTTTTCCACAACAAAAAACAAATTTAACAGGTAGTGGATTTACAAGTAATTTTAAAATTAGAAGTAATGGTACAAGTGAGGGGTATACTGTATCGGGCTTCTATGTAGATTTTATACCGGGAGGGCGAATATAAATGGCAGGTTATACTAGACAGAGTTCATTTTCTGATGGCGATACTATTGCAGCATCATTATTAAATAATGAATACGACCAAATATTAGCAGCATTTCATGTATCAAGTGGTCATACTCACGATGGTTCGACTACTGGTGATGGAGGACCTTTATCAACACTTTATAGTAATGCTATAAGTTTTGGTACTGGAGCAGATACTGATATAGTTGTTACATTTAATGGTAATACAGCAGATGGTGTTTTAACATGGATGGAAGATGAGGATTACTTTAAATTCTCAGATGATATTTTAATTAACAGTACAGAGAAAGTACAATTTAGAGATACAGGATTATATATTTATTCATCAGCAGATGGACAATTAGATTTAGTTGCTGATACAGAAATACAAATAGCAGCTACAACTATTGATATTAATGGTGCTGTTGATATATCTGGTAACACAACTATAGGTGGAAGTCTTATTGTTGGTGGTAATACAATATCATCAGCAGAACTTGCATTCTTAGATGGATTAACCGCAGGAACAGTTACCGCTTCAAAAGCTCTTGTTGTAGATTCAAATAAAGATATAGCTTCACTTCGTAATATTACTTTAACAGGTGAATTAGATGCAGGTTCTTTAGATGTATCGGGAGATGCAGATATTGATGGAACATTAGAAGCAGATGCTATAACTATAGCAGGTGTAACATTATCAGAAACAATTGCCGATACTGTCGGTGCAATGGTTGGTTCAAATACTGAAACAGGTATTGGTGTTACTTATGATGATTCAGATAATACATTAGATTTTGTTATAGGTTCTAGTGCTATTACAAATGCAATGTTAGCAGGTTCAATTGCTGACTCAAAATTTTCAACAATATCTACAGCAGGTAAAGTTGATATTGGGGCATTAGAAATAGATGGTGGAACAGATATTGGAGCAGCTTTAGTTGATGCAGATTTAATTATTGTTGATGATGGAGCTGGTGGAGCAAATAGAAAAGCAACAATGTCAAGAGTTGCAACCTATATTGAAGGAGGTATATCTGGTGATATTAGTATTTCTAGTGGTACAGCCGCTATAGGAAGTGGTGTTATTGTTAACGCAGATATTAATTCAAGTGCAGCAATAGCTGATTCTAAACTAGCAACAATTTCTACAGCCGATAAAGTTTCTGGTGCAGCAGTTCAAGTTGATGGAGCTACTGATGGTACTTCAATAACATTAGCTGACTCAGATAAATTTTTAGTAGATGATGGTGGCACAACAAAATATATTAATGCATCACAACTTAATAGTTATACAAGTTCAAGCATTGCATTAGATGATGTTTCAACAGGTGACGCAGCAGTAACATTAGCAACATCTGCTGGTAATATTACTATAGATGCTCAAGGTAGTGATACTGATATTATTTTTAAAGGAACTGATGGAAGTTCTGATACAACTTTTTTAACTATTGATGGTAGTGAAGCAGGTGCAGCAACATTTAATAATAAAATTGTAGCAACTGAATTAGATATATCTGGTGATGTAGACATTGATGGTACTCTGGAAACAGATGCTTTAACAATTAATGGTACAACTTTATCAGAAACTATAGCTGACACAGTAGGAGCTATGGTATCTTCTAATACTGAGACAGGTATTGCAGTAACTTACGAAGATGGAGATAATACTTTAGACTTTGCATTAGGTGCGGCTCAAACAACAATTACATCTTTACTTGCAACAGATATTAAAATTGGTGAAGATGACCAAACAAAAATAGATTTTGAAACAGCAGATGAAATACATTTTTATGCAGCAAACGCTGAACAAGTTTATGTTGCGGATGGTATCTTTGGTCCACAAACAGATAGTGATGTTGACTTAGGTTCATCAAGTGTTAGATGGAAAGATGCTTATGTTGATTCAGTTACAACTACAGGAGCAGTAACAGTTGGTGGAAACTTAACTGTTAATGGAACTACAACAACTGTAAATAGTACAACAACTACAGTTGATGACCCAGTATTTACTTTAGGTGGAGATTCAGCTCCGGGTTCAGATGATAATAAAGATAGAGGTATTGAATTTAGATGGCATAATGGAAGTGCTGCTAAGTTAGGTTTCTTTGGATATGATGATAGTGCTTCAGCATTTACATTCGTTCCAGATTCTACAAATAGTTCAGAAGTATTTAGTGGTACAGTTGGTAATGCAATTTTTGGTGACATAACAGGTACACTTCAAACTGCTGCTCAAACAAACATTACATCACTTGGAACACTTACAGCTTTAACAGTTGATAATGTTTCAATCAATGGAACAACAATAGGACATACAAGTGATACAGATTTAATTACACTAGCAGATGGTGTTGTTACTGTTGCAGGAGAAGTTTCAGCTACTACTTTAGATATAGGCGGAACAAATATTACAGCAACCGCAGCAGAACTAAACATTATGGATGGCGTAACAGCTACAGCATCTGAACTTAATATTATAGATGGTGTGACTGCAACTACAGCAGAACTAAACATAATGGATGGTGTTACTTCAACTGCTACTGAATTAAATATAATGGATGGAGATACAAGTGCAACATCCACAACATTAGCAGATGCTGATAGAGTAGTTGTTAATGATGCAGGAACAATGAAACAAGTTGCGATGACTGATGTAACAACTTACATTGAATCAAATGCAAGTTTTGCGTCACAAGGATTTAGCATAGCTATGAGTGTGGCGTTATAGTATAAGGAGGAATAGATGGCTCAAGATTTTAGAAATATTTTACAAGATGATTTACCAACATCTCATAATGATACCAATTCATTACTATGGACTGGTGGAAATTATGATGCTATTATTGGTATCAGATGTGTAAATATTAGTTCGTCAGCAGTTACTGTTGATGTCTACATTAGAAAATCGAGTACAGACTATTACATTGCAAAGGGGTCAAGCATACCACCGGGAGGTTCGTTAGAACTAATTCAAGGTGGAGCTAAAATTGTTTTAGCAAGTGGTGATGTTCTTTACGGGATAGCAAGTGCTGCTAACTCAGTAGATGTAATCGTATCTGGTATTGATACAATAAGTTCGTAGGAGGATTAAATGGCAAAAATTGAACAAGTTGGTGGAATGTTATATATTGGTGATGCTCCCTCTGCGGAGAATATACCAGAACATGACTCACAAATAGATGAAACACAAACAATTAGTAACGCTGTTCTTGCAGGTCCAATAACATTTGCGGCAACAATAACAGTAACAGGAAACTTAGTGGTAGTATAATATGGCAAATATAGAACTAGATGGTTTAAATAAAAAGATAAAGGTTGACTCTGGTGATTTAACACTAGATGTACCGGGTGATATTGTTTTAGATGCTGATGGTGGGGATATAACATTTGCGGATGGTGGAACTAATCTTTTAAAGATAACTAACAGTTCTTCAGATGTAGTATTTCAACCACAAGTAGATACTAAAGATATTGTCTTTAAACAATATGATGGGACAGTTGTTGCAACAGTAGAAGATAATGCAACCTTTAATGTGCCGACTGGAAAGTTAGCAATTAATGGAACTGCTATTACAAGTACAGCAGCAGAATTAAATATTCTTGATGGTGTAACAGCTACTGCTGCCGAGTTAAATTTAATAGATGGTGTTACAGCAACTACTGCTGAATTAAATATTCTTGATGGTGTTACAGCTACAGCCGCAGAAATAAATCTTATTGATGGTGGTACTGCTAGAGGTACAACAGCGATTGCAGATGGTGATGGTGTTTTAATTAATGATGCCGGTACTATGAGAATGACAAATGTTACAACTCTTAAAACATATATTGGTGGTGGACTTTCTGAAACTGAAACATGGAGAGTGACAACAGGAGCAAATGTAAGTGCCGGTTCTGCTTTTTTTACATCCAATTGGGAACAAGATGATACTTATGGAGCTGTAGATGTTGGGACAGGAATGACAGAATCATCGGGCGTTTTTAGTTTCCCGAGTACAGGAATTTACGAAATAAATTTTACAGTAGGTTTTATAAATGACAATGGTGGTAATCAAGCAAAATATCTTGTTTCTGAAATACATTTAACTACAGATAATTCTTCATATAATAAAGCAGCAGAAGCAATCAATTCAAATGCACCAGAAGCATCTAGTATTTATTCTTTTGCTACTACTTCTTGTTTATTTGATGTAACAAATACGACTAATGATAAAGCTAAATTTGCTTATAATGTTCAACAAAATTTTGCATATACAGGAAATACAAATTATAATGCTACTTTTGTAACATTTAAACGATTAGGAGACACATAAAATGAGAGTAGATGGTAGACCAAATGAAATTGAAGATGCTTTAAGACATATGCACAATGGTGCATGGTTTGGGTGGAGTGATTCAAAAAATAAAGTTTATGCTAATTTAATTATTCACGATGGAAGTAAATCAAAACCAACTGAAAAAGAATGTACAGATAAATTAAAAGAATTACAAGATGCATGGGATTTAGAAAATGATTCTTATAAATCTAAAAGAAAAGCTAAATATCCAAGTATAGCAGAACAACTAGATGATATATATCATAATGGTATTGATGCATGGAAAGCTACAATTAAAACAACGAAAGATAAATACCCTAAGAGTTAAGGAGAATAAATAATGGCAGAGATAAGAGTAAACGCAACAGGAGCTTTAAAGCTATATGATTCTGATGATTCACATTATGTAGGTTTACAATCAGCAGGTACTGTAAGTTCTAATGTAACTTGGACTTTACCAAGTGCTGATGGAAGCAATGGTCAATTTATAAAAACAGATGGTTCTGGTGCTTTATCTTTTGGTTCAGTATCTAGTGCTTTAGATGATATTACAACAGGTGATGCTGCTTCTACATTAGCAACAAGTGCAGGTAATATAACAATTGATGCACAAGGTAATGACACAGATATAATATTTAAAGGAACTGATAATAGTGCAGATATTACTATGCTTACTTTAGATGGTAGCGAAGCGGGAGCTGCTACTTTTAATAATAAGATTGTAGCAACAGAATTAGATATATCTGGAGATATTGATATTGATGGTACATCAAACTTAGATGTTGTTGATATTGATGGTGCAGTAGATATGGCTTCTACATTAGGAGTTACAGGTGTAGTTACAGCAAATGCTGGTGTTGTTATTGACAACATTACAATTGATGGAACTGAAATAGATTTATCTTCCGGAGATTTAACATTAGATGTTGCCGGAGATATTATTTTTGATGCAGGAGGAAATAATTTTAAATTTTCTTCTGGAGGAACACAAGTATTAGACATAGCAAATTCAAGTAGTGATGTTATAATTAAACCAACAGTTGACGCAAAAGATATTATTTTCCAACAGTATGATGGAAATGAAGTTATGCGTATTAATGATTCAAGAAAATTACAATTCTATGATGATGGTGGTGAGAGTATAACTTCTGATGGTTCTAAAATAATTATTGAATCTGGAGGTACTACATTTAACTTACCAACTGCTGATGGCTCTAGTGGTCAAGCTTTAACTACAAATGGAAGTGGTACATTATCTTTTGCAGATGCAGGAGGTGGTAAGGTGCTTCAAGTAGTTACAACTTATAGCACTTCTAAAAGTAGTACAACTACAGCAGATTCTCCGGTTTATTGGCTTAACGCAGCTATCACACCGGCTTCATCTAGTAGTAAAGTTTTAGTATTAGGTATGTTAACTGTTGTTCAAAATTCATCAAATAATAGAACTGGTGGAATATTAAAAAGAGGTAGTACAGTATTTAAAAATAGTGGGTCAGACCATGACGATTTTTTTAATGGTTCTTTTAATCATGTAAATGAAGGTAATCAATATGCTTGTTCAATACCTTTTATGTATCTTGATTCTCCAAGTACAACGAGTTCAACTACCTATTATTTAGGTACTCAGCAAAATGCAGGAACAACATATTTTAATAAGTCTTCTGGAGAAAATGTTGGGTTTACTTCTAGTATAACATTATTGGAAATAGGAGCATAATATGACAGATAATTATGATGTAGCTTCAGCAATTTTAGCAATTAACCCTAATGCACAAGTTACTATTCACGATGAAAACTTAGATACAATAGAATGGAATGCCGGAACAACACCAATATCTAAAGCTG